CTTCTCTTCAATCGCCGATACCAGCTTCTCCCTCGATGCTGTCAATTCGAATTCCACCGCCTTGACTTTCAGCCCCACCTGCTGCCACCACCCTTCAGACACCAGGTAATCAATGCAAGATCCAATATCATCAATACCGTAAGATGGGTAGATGGCGAAAGTAACTGAATTCAAAGCCCCAATAAGTCGATTCTTCTTCACCTTCCAAAGAACCTGAACCCCGATAGGACGATCCTTACCTTTGATATTCTTCTTGATGGTACTCTTGATTGACGCCCAGATCTCAATGGTGGCGTAGAATCTCAGCGCATGACCCCCTGACCTAGTCTTCTGTGCGAAGCCGGGTCCCAAATCATCACGAGTCTGGCACAGAATGATAAGAAATGATTCAGTTGACCTGAGACCTCTCAAGATCCTCCTAAGACCCTCAGAATTCTTCCTGGCCTTACTCACTCCATATGAACCCGAAGTCTCCTGCCCCGACCGGGCCGCGGCCTTCTTCTTCTTGAACCCAGCATCTTCATCATCTGAGGTCAGGGCATCCATCGAATCGAGAACATAGATGAAAGGTTCACCCTTCTGAATAGCATCATCAACATTGAAGTAGAAACCCTCCACCGTCTCTGAATACTCAGGCTCTTCCCGAGTTCCTGATGGGGGTTCCAGTCTCCTGGCAAGTTCTGAATTGAAGAGCCCCTGAATGTCAAGCAGGCAACCATCCTCGATGTTATCGTAAATGAAGCGATGATTGGAATAGTGTTGGTCGACGCAGGCCTCGGCCAGACAAGTCATGGCCAGAAAGGTCTTGCCAGCACTGGCATCACCAACTATGAGATAGAACTTCCCGGAAGATAGACCACCTGAACCACACCCCGAACAAGCCAAGTTCAAGAGAGTTGATCCGGTAGAGAGTAAATGCTCTCTACCGGATCCGGTAGGTGGGGGAAGTTCGTCAGCCACCAAGTCCTCGACCTCTTTCAGACTCTCACCCACCATCAAGAACCTTTCTGGCCCTTCTTCTTCGGAGGTACCGGCGGCGGCAGATCGAATTCATCGTCGTCGTCATCATCTTCCGTCAACTCAACCTTCTTGGGCGAAGACTTCTTCTGAGGCTTCACCTCTTCCTCTTCCTCTTCCTCATCGTCATCATCAAAGTCAAGATCCTCCTCGGGTTCTACCTTCTCAACCTTCTTTGAAGGCCCCTGTACCGGCTTCTTCTGGGGCTTCACCTCTTGCTCTTGCTCTTCCTCGTCGAGGACCTCGATGAGCTTATCATCAGATTCGTCCGCGTCAGAATCAGAATCTTCCTGGCCGTTGAACATCGTCTCAAGCTGATCGTAGGTCAAAACCGTGAAGGCCTCATCCAGACAAACCGTCTTGGACAGAATGTCATCCTCATCCATAGCCGACCTCTGGACGAAATCAATACGAGTGGCTTTGATGAACTTCCTCCCCTGGTAGGTATCCTCAGAGAACCTAACCTTCAGGGTACGACCATCCTCAGTCACGTCGTAGAAGCTCAGATTTGACTCGTCACCTTCCAGAAGTTCGTTCTCAAGAAATTCAGCGAACTTGCCACGTGAAAATACGAACACCCTTACCCCATCTGAATCGTCCGGATCCACGATATTGTAGGCCACCCACTTCTGCGGGGTGAGGGCCTTGACGGCCTCCTCATTCTCATCCCAGTTCTTGGCCAGTCGCGCCCTCTCCTCACACATAGGACATCGTTTTCCAAACAAAACCGGGCAGACCACCTCTTCGGCGTTGACGCCGACAGAGAAATGGACCGCAAAGGGCCTCTTGTACCAAATAGTCCCCGGCTCAACACGATCGGGATGATTGGGAGACTTGACCTCATACGGAATGATATCGAGTCTCACCCCACCGGGTTTCTCTGGCTGGTAACTATCGACCCCCTTTGGAAGCCGCAGCCACCGCAATCCGCCGCCACTCCCCTCAGCGGCATTAGACTTCACCCGTTCACGATCAACTCGTCGTCTTTCCTTCTTCTTCATTCTTATCTCCACCGTAGACCAGATTCGTCACTGTCGCCGGCCTCTTCCGGGACACCTGTTTCTGAACGTCAGTCAGTTTCTCGCGACGGGACTCCTGATACGAATGCCAAGTAGCCACCAAATCATGGGGGACTGAGGGCCCCGCAAAATACTGCTGGCCATGCAGAGTCACCATCACCTCAATCATCCGCTTTCGTTGCTCAAGAGCCTGCACCACCACTTCAAGAAGAAGACTCTCTTCCCTCGCTTTGAAGTGGTCCTCCTGCCCCTTCAGATATTCATTCTGCGTCTTGACGACCTCATCAAGGCTAGCTTCAGTGACCTTGGTCAGACCAAACCGCTCTGGCTCTGCTCTGGCCTGCAATTTAAGACGACTCTCGATCAGGTCAAAAACCTGCTTCGCCTTGTCCTGGGCCATCTTGGCTTCAATTGACTTTTGAGCCCAGTAAAAGAATACCTCAGCCTGGGTAGCGGCAGCCAAATCCAGCCCTGCCGGGTCAATCTTCCGATCATTCTCAAATCTCTTTAGATCCACAGATCACCTCATAGCACGAAGCCACCAAACCAGCCTTCTTCGTCTCGTAGAACGGCTCTGCAAAACACTTGATCATCTCGTAGGCATGAGCCGATTCTTGTTTCACCAGAACCGATTGTGCATACCCCAAAACCGCCCACCTCACGCTCTCTGGATCCTCGTCAAGACCCCTAAGAATCTCAGCCACCTTCTTCCACGCCACCTTCTTAAAGAGAGCACGACACAATTCGATTACCTCTGGTTGAGTTGACTCACCTGATGCGATGAGCGCAGGCCACCTATCTTGACCAACATGACGTATACGATCAAGAAGAACCAAGAGAACCCTAGCTGAACCTTGCGCGGCAGTAATCAACTCATCACTGACAGAACTGACGTCTACCTTGATCTTCTTGGCGGTCCTGGTGAGAAGCTCTTCCAGATCATCATCTTTCAGAGCTGGCAAGACCACATCAGTACATCTAGTCCTGATTGGCTTGATGAGCTTCTCGGGGTTAGTGGTGCATAAGAAGAAATAGGTACTCCTGGGAGTATCCTCAAGCATTTTCAGAGAGGCGTGCTGGGCATCTGAAGTGAGCTTGTGAACTTCGTCCAGTATCCACACCCGACTCTTCCCCATAGGACAGAGTTCGCTCAGGCGGGACAATTCACGGACACCGTCAACCCCCCGATATGAAGATGAATTGATCTCGGCCATGTCCATCTCTGAACAACCGATTCTCTGGTCGTGGGCTAAGATTCGGGCGAGCGTGGTTTTTCCACATCCGCTCGGACCTGAAAACAAGATTGACTGGGGAAGATTGCCACGATCAAGCATCGTCGAGAGCATCTCAACCGCCGCCTGCTGGCCGACCATCTCGTCAAATGACTTCGGTCTGAGTTCCTTATAAAGTTCCATCACTCATCCTTTTCAGCCCATGAACTCTTGTACGTCGTTATCTCAACCACCAAAGGAACAATAATCCATTTCCATGCCTCTGGCAAGAGCTTCGTCATGACTTCAATAGCCATCTCCTTGAACGCCTCAACCTCGTTCTCAGGAGTATCTCCGATAAGACTATCGTGAATCTGCCCCACCACCAGTGATTTCATCTTTCTCTTCTTGAGTTCAAAGAGCACAATCCTGATCAACGACCAGAGCAAACAATGGAAGGCTGATCCCTGGATTGGATAGTTAGTGACACCGTTCTTCCCCTTCACAGTCCGACAGGTGAATCCCGATAATAATTTCAGGTACCCCAGACGCTCGTACCGCTTGACCCAATCACGCCGCCACTTTGCGTAGACCTTAAATCGTTCTCCCCAAAATCGAGCCTCAACTGACCTGATATGATCCATAAACGATCCACGGCCCGAATCAACCAAACCAAGGTCATCTATCCCCTTCTTGGCCAGGTGTTGAAGAACCGACCGTCCTGATTTCGTCTTGGCTTCCAACATCGATTCCCAGAGCTGGGGGGCACATGATGCGAACCAGTCACCATAAAATTCTGGGAACACGAATTGATTCTTAGCAGCATACCTGAGCTCTTTGGTAATCTCATCTTGGGGAAGAAGATAGCACTCAGAAGCCATGTCACGGTGCATATCCTTCGTCGGATCCTTGATGTAATCAATCAGCACCGGGTCATGGTTGTAGCAGGCCGAGATCCTGACCTCGATCCCGCCAAAGTCAATCTCAATCAATCGATTCCCCCGACGAGGAATGAACGCCCTCCTGATCATACCACCAATCTTAGGATTCCTGATGGGAATGTTCTGGAAGTTCGGCGAGTCACAACTCGATCGATATGTCGAGGCAGTATGAAGATTGAAGAATGGATGGATGAGACCGTCAACCGCCTCCCTCTTTAGACCCTCAAGATAGGTAGACCTGGCCTTTCGTAACTTCTCAAGTTCCACATAGGTCTTGATGAATGGATGATTGATTTTCGATAGCGAATCCTCATCAGTCTTGACCCTACCTTTATCAGTCTTAGGCAGATCATCCCCCGAGACCTCAAGCATAACCCCGCCCATCTGTTGGCGTGATCTAAGATTTGATTCGGCCCCATACATCTTCCGCCACACCTTCATCACATCAGAACTCATCACCTGAGCTTCAAGGTCCTTGATCTGCTGATCAGCCTTCTTAATAGCACTCTCAAGATATGCGATATCGATTCTGATACCGGTCGACTCCACCCTAGCCAGGGCACGAGCACCCTGATGGAGCAACCGATAGCCCTCCTTGGTATCCGGCTCTAGAACCCCCGACATCCCATCTCTTCCTTTTGAAGTTCCATCACCTTGAATTCAAGAAGACTATCCAGACCGTTGTAGATCAGCAGGTCATCACGAGAGATGAGATGAACCTTGTTCAGTGAATTAGCATCCTCCGCCTTGAGATATTTCGCCACACCATCCTCCCACCCACCAACCCCCAGCCTGACAAACGACTGGAACTTGATTGAGGTGATTCCCGAACGGTTGTCGAGAACATGAGCAGCGAGCATCGTATCCCAATGCCAGCCAATTACCCCCCTACCGAACATCTTCAAGGTCCACCGCTCTTCGAACTTCAGATTCGAAGCCACCTTCTTCAATCTCTTCGAGAAGAGAATCTTCCCCAATCTTGGTATGAACTCATCACCCATCTCGAAGGCCCAGGTATCCTCACCGTCAAGACAGAACGAGCAACTCACCACCCGCTGGCCCGGGGCATCCGGTTTCAGTCCAGTAGTCTCGTAATCAAAGGCCAAAATGCCCGACCTAGATGAAAGATCGTCAAGCCTGGCCCGGGGCTTCCGTACCAGCTCAACCCTCGACTTCAGATCTTCAAGATCGTGTACCTCAGGACGTGAATCATCGTGATTGAGGGCATTCGCCAGGTCATCAACGAAGGCCTTAACCATCATAACATTCTCGCCGGACCTAACAAGGTATGAGGGGTGATATACCGGGCACAGCCAAGTGCCATATGGTAATGGAATGGCCCAACCAGTCCACCGACCCAGAGGACCCCCATAGCGTAGGTAGTCATCTGGGATGACCTGTCTCAGAGCCCATTCACCCAAGGTGATTATGACATTGAATGTCTCCTCACGCAACACCTTGGCCAGACTAGGGGCACAGGCATCGGCATATCGCTGATCCATCTTGTTCTCTGGGGGATGACAAATGATTGAATTGGTCACACGACATTCATCGAGGTCACAGCCCAATTCATCGAGCTTTTCTCTCAGAAATCTCCCCGCCTTACCAACGAAGGGCCTCCCTTGAGAATCCTCATCAGCACCCGGAGCCTCACCAACAAACAGAATTCGACGTTTGCCACTTCCCCAAACTGGCATCTTCGGGGAGTGACAGTCCCGGTATAGACCACAGAGATGACATTGAGGAAGGCTAAACACAGCCCCCTTCTCGGACTGGAATAACATCATTCACTCTCGCGTGACTTCAAGGCAATAACGAACAATGCCTCCCCCACCTTGGCTGAAATGCGATCAGCACCGACCACAACCTTTGACGAGAAATTGACAATTTCTGATAAGATTCTGGGATGGACATCAAACGACAGGCCGGAACCCGTATACCCCATCTTGAAGACCTCTCGGTACCACCCCCTAACACTCTTCGACTTCACCCGACCCTTACCATCTTTGATGTCAACTGAGATGCGAATCGAATGGCCCTCGCCCTCGGCCACCACACCAGCCCGATGTCCAATCTCGCTCAGGGCGGCCGGGAACTCAACCAGATCCCCTTCAAAGGTACTAGCCTTGGCTAGATCAGGATACCGCTCAAGTTGACGCCCCCTGATGCTCACCACCACCCGACCCCCCCAGAAGTGACACCACCCACCTGAGACAGACACCGAATCAGGGGTGAATGATTCCAAGATGGAGATGCTCTGGGCCGGAATGAACACCTCTTCATCGAACCCAGTCTTCCCCTCCCACCTAAATAATCTGAAATTGTCGGATGCCTCAACCAAATTCCGAGTGACATGAATGCACGTGGCAGCACCCCAGGTATCGTCAACCCCACAGGTATCAGCCGCGCGCCTCAATTGTGTGATGGCAACCTCTGGTAGGGGGACCCACTTCCCCGGCTTCTTGATGTCAGATAGATCCAGTCGAACCCCGGTCTCGAAACTGATAGAGGCCTTCCTGTTCTTCCCCATGATAGCCAATTGACCGCCCTCTTCGAGTCCAACCTCAATCTCGTTATCAGGTAGCTTCCTCAACAGGTTAATGAGATCCCCGGGTGGTATGGCACCCCTCACTCCGGCCAGGTCGTGTCCAGTCACCTCAACCTTCACCTCACCGTTATATGACACCACCTTGGACCCGTCTAAAATGAGACAGTCCACCTGTTCCATCAGACCTTTCGATGACGTACCTAGTTGTGCCAGGCATAGATCATCAAGAAATTGTTGCCGGTCGATCCTCATTCATGCACCACCCTTCTGGTTCTTCAATTGATTCAGAGGATCTTCAAGATCCTTCTTTCTCATCTTCTCACTGAGGAGATACCAATAACTCACGAGTCTCCCCAGTCCCTGATTCTGGGAGTAGAAGTCCCAAAACCCGCCGACGTTCTTCCACTCAAGATTACCAGCCAAATAGAATATGGTGTGCCCGAATGGAAACTCATGCAGCTCGCCGCCCCTCACACACTGGGTGGTATCCTCATCCCACAACCCCGTGACCTTCTTTCCCGGCCAGGGTCGGGGCATCTTGAGGGTCTTGGTGAATTCCTGATAATATCTGATGTTGATCCGGACCCTCGGCTTCCAAGATTGACAGATGCCATCCTCCCCCTCCATCTTCTCTCCGGTGAGTTTAACGTATTCTTCGATCATTCTCTGGTGATGAAGTGAGACTTCGAACCCGGTCTTCTGCCCCCTGGTCCACATGAGACGAGGACCAGTGGTGGCCACTCTCACCGGGGAGCCCGAGTAATCCCACGCCCCGTTGACTCGACGAGGGATGAAAATCCCGCCCATCGCGGCATGTAGGAGCCACGATGTGGCATCGCTCGTCGCCCATGGGTACCTTACCATTGAAGTGAAATCGCCTACCCCCATCCCATGGACTCTCGCGGTTGGCAAACCATTGGGACCGATAAGGTAGTTCCCCCAGATGTAATCCAGGCCCAGAACCCGCCTCTCAAAGGGCATCGTCCCGAACCAACTCAAAGCGACACGATCAGTAAGATCAAGATATCGACCGAGCCACTTATAGGCGGTGCCCAGATGATAGACAGGAATCGGACGAAGGCCCTGATCACGCATGATGAGCCAATTTCGAAGGCTCGCCTTGCCATCACCAATAACATCAAGATTGATGTACTCAAGCTCTTCATCGGGGTACCTCTCGTGAAGAGATTTAAGATAGGCCATATACTCATTGAAGTCCACCTGCTTCCCCGACTTCCACGCGCTGTAGGCACCTGAGTCAATGATGAGTGGGACTCTGATTTTCATAGGCCAATCATTCTGAAAAACTCATGCCGAACGTCGGTCTTTCTAAACACCCCCCTCATCGAGGAAGTGACCATCGATGAATTCTGCTTCCCCACCCCCCGACAACTGATACACGAATGCCGAGCCTCAAGAACACATCCACAACCGAGAGGCTCAAGATATTCCATCATCGCCTCGGTCACCTGCATCCCAATCCGCTCCTGGATCTGGAGCCTCCGTGAGAAACATTCGAGCAGCCGAGCCAGCTTCGATACCCCCACCACTCGCCCCTTCTTCGGTATGTATCCGATATGCGCCTTCCCGGAAAAGGCCATCAGGTGATGCTCACAATGAGAAACGAATTCGATATCCTTCAGCAAGACAAGCTCGTCACACCCCTTCAAATCGAAGATTGTAAAGAGCTCGGAGGGATCTTGGCGATAGCCCGAAAACACCTCTCCCCACGCCTTTACCACCCTCTCGGGAGTACCCTCCAATCCCGGTCTCAGGGGATCTTCTCCGATGTACCGAAGCATCTCCCTGACCATAGAAGGCCCATCAATGGGGGGTCGCCCCTCAATCGAAAACCCCCTTGGAAGTATACACCAGGTTCCTCGCAGGTCATTC